CACCTGACTTGGCCTTCCAAGACGGCAACTGCTACTCGCAGAAAACCATGCGTCTCATGTGGGACACCGATGCGACCCCCGATCTATGGGCATACGAGATCCGCGACAGCGACGCTAACTGGGGAACCGACGACGATCACCTGATATACCGTGGACTATCGACAAACGTACTGTTCGATTACATCATGACGGGCACCCGGCCATCCACAATCAGCCAGACGTTTTACGGGAAACTCCGCGATCGATCAGGCAACTACTCCACCACAGCGGACTCCGTAACCGTAACGGACGCGGCACCCATACTGGTACCTCATTTAGCTGCTGCAACCGGAACAGGGGTCTCGATCGATCTGACGTGGGAGGCTATCGTCAACCCCAACAGCAACTCGAACGTCCAAGGCTACAACATCTACGCTGACGGCAGTAACCCACCGACCACCCAAGTCGGCACCGTCGGCCCGGTCACAGATATGTTCAGCTTCTCCGGCACCTCTGGAAACACCTACTACTGCCAGGTCATCGCCTACGACACCTACGGCGAGGGCACCGGCAGCGTGGTAGACTCCGCAGTCATGGGCACCGTCGGTAGTGGCAACCTTGCCGACGGGTCGATCACGAACGCAAAGCTCGCATCGTCAGGGCTGTCAGCGTCGAAGTTCACGACCGGCACGCTATCTGGTGTAACGGTAGAAACCGGAGACACCGGTCAACTTGTACGTCTGGACCAAGCTGACGCATCTCTCAAGTTCTACGGCTCGGATGACTACAGACACATACTTATTGATGGTACCACTGGTGACCATAGTTCAATACGAGTTGACGACGGTAGACTGGAAATGTATGTGCGTGGGTCTTCGCAGTATATCGACATGAAAGCATGGGGCGATGCGACAGCAGGCGCAACCTACATTGACATGCGTACTGAGTTTCCAAACGCAGGTACAAATGCCATTTTCCGGATACTGACCATCACCGGTATCTCGCCAACACCTTACGCACTACTGATACAAACCGGGTCAAGCACAAATCAAGCATACATAACAGCTTACGGTGACGCATGGTTCTCTGGCGACCTAGACGTGGTCGGCAATGCCAACATTACCGGTGACCTCAACGTTGACGGCGATACAACCTTAGATGATACCACTATCGACGGAACGCTCAGCGTGGACAAGATCGATCCGGTCTTTTACACTCACTCAGGGGATAACGATCCGGGGAATACCTCGCTGGAAGCCGACAGCGACTTCGGATCTCCGAGCAACGGAACTACTCAATATCTGGATGCCGAGGACACCGGCGTGCACAAGTATTGGAGATGTACACGAGTGAACGGGACATGGCGCAAGGAAGAATTCCCTGCGTCTACCTGATTCGGGCGCAACCGCTGCTGTACAGATCGACATGGATTGGTACGAAGAAGCAGTTTAACACCAACAGGAGACCCACATGCTACCATTTTTGCAACTCAAACGCATTTCCGAATGGGACGAAGGTACAATTGGGCTACTGTTCATCAACGGCATGCCCACCTGCTTCACACTGGAACCCAACGATCTTGAGAATGCCCAGAACGTCTCATCCATCCCCGCCCAACAGTACACCGTCACACGGCATCAGTCGCCCAAGTTCGGCGAAACTTTCCACGTCAATGACGTTCCCGACAGATCCAGCGTCCTCTTCCACTCAGGCAACGAAGAACGCCATACCCATGGCTGCATCCTTGTTGGCCAGACCCTCATGCTCGATGACGACGGCAACTGCTACGGTATCGGCAACTCCAAGGCCGCATTCCACAAATTCATGCAACTGATGAAAGACGAAAACGTATTCCGTCTCTCCATTACGGAGGTCCCCTAAGATGGAACTGTGGGAACAACTCAGCAATATGGCGCAAGGCATATTCATAGTTGCTGGGTCTGGTGGTGTTATCGGTTTGCTTTTGAAAATAAATATCGGCATCGTTCGGTTACAAGAACAAGCTGTGGCAACAAGTGTTGACATGGGTGAACTAAAACGAGCTGTCTTCGGCAACGGACAAAAGGGCCTCAAAGATCGCGTAGAAGGTGTAGAAACCCATCTGAACTCGGTATGCGAACGTGTAGAAGACATCGATAAATATGGAACACGGAATACACGGAAATAAAGTCTACCAGACTACTTGACGACGCTTATTCGCAACCATATATTCCTCTACGAACACAACGTGGAGGCCACCGACCCCTATCCCACCTCCACGGTAAGCGTGGGTCTGATGAACAGGCCCGCGTACCCACACCATTCGGAGGTTCCCATGAGGGCATTTGCACTTCGTACCAACTACATCGGCCCCGGTCTACGCCAAGTCCCACGTAACGCCCGCTGTTACATCGCCGGTCACCGCGACGGCCTACTGGTGATCGTCGTCGGTGCCACCGGAGTCACACTGGTCGGCAAACCCATCGATTTCACCACACCCACACCAACGTCAACCCGCGCGATCAAGCCGGACACCGTCAAACGAGCCACATCACCTTTCCTGCTGTTCGGCAACGTGAAAGAGGGTAACCGGTGGTACCGTGAAAACATCCTCCAAACGGAAACAGCGGAAGCACCGGTATGATGTCAACACATGAATGTCAGAAAAGCCTGCACAACGTACACACCGAGGGTGAAAAACGCGCCCCTATCGTGGACAAAGTCGTAATAGCATCCAGCGTAAACAACCTGCGAAGAAAACGTGAACGTGATCGGATAGAATACGAGAAAAGGCAGCTTCAAAACGGTGACATCATAGATAACGTTGTAGTAGAAGCAGAAACGGTCACCCACTATACCGATGGGATTGCCACCCATTTCAATCAAGTTGACGTATCCTTTTCCAGAGCTGACGGTTTACCCACATCCCACTACATCTGGTCATCCATGGCGGTAAGCAAGTGCAAAGAAGAAAACCATTACACCTTGCATTTCGAAAGCGACCTATCATGCACCGCCGTAGGCCCCATCAAGGTCAAAATTACCGAAGTCGATAAAACATGCCCATGCTGCGGCAGAGATACAGATTACTAGCCAAACGGAGGTATGACCATGCGTAAACCCATCCTCGGCACCCTTGCCAAATTACTGGCAGCGGTGTTAACAGTCATCGGCATCATCATCGGTGGCACAGTCGGCATCATCTGGGCCATGTGTACGCTGACACGCTCTTGGTTCACCTGGGAAGCCAACGGCTACCCCACCGGTAACACCCCTGATGACTACCTTGGCTTCGAGTTCCCTGTACCTCCTACCCACCGTGAGGACGAAGCAAAGTTCTACGCTGCCTTCTGGCTAGACGAAGCCCTGGGTGCCGGCAGATCCCTGGAGTTGATGACACACCCGGCCACGGTCTTCACCACCGTAAACGACAACCGTATCTTCCGTGTCCCGTCCAAACTGGAAGAACATGAAGCCATCCAACGGGCAATCTTGACCACGGACCCTGAAACCAAACAGCAGAGGTAAACATGGAATCCAACACGGTCTGCGAAAAAAACGTGATTCATGACTTTATGAACATCGCCCTCGAAGTGGCATTCCCATCGCTCTATACCACTTTGGGGGTACTGAGCACCTACGACATTAAAACCAGTAAGCGGCTCTCTATGGTATGCTACCAGCTTGGCTATTCTGAAGACATGGTTAAAAGCACCAACTGGGCATCAGCACTCGACAACCTTATCAAAGATATGAAGAAGAGAAATGATCGCTCCTCTGAAGCAAATGGTGCCATTACAATGTTGGTCCGGCTATCACTACGTATCCGTGAAACTCAGCGTGACCACATAGAATGGAAACGCAGAGAAAACGCAATCCTGCTTGACTCGTTATCCGGTTCCAAGTTAACCCTTTCAGTAAACCCAGAGGTAAAACTGTATGACACCGAAAACACACCTGGTGAACGTGTCCGTGTGGCCCCAAGGCCTTGGTAAACGCATCTGGAAAAAGTCAGTCCACGGTATCTTGGGCATATCCACCCTGACCCGAGACCAGATCTACGGGCTACTTCGGCAGAAAACCATCAAGATCACCTGGCTACCTGCACGTAAAACCAGCCTTGGCACCGACTCACAAATCAGATTCGGCCACATGGTGTCAATACCGGTCACCAACGAGGTGTGTACCGCATTATGTAAAGCGCGACTGCACCTGAGACCCGACGTGGTAATCATCAAACTGGAGACACCGGCGTGACAATGGTAACCTACAAGTCGAAAATCGGCACTCACTGGTCATGGACTATCTACTGGTCACACATAAACGGCGGCATTGAGAACCAGTCCCTCCATCTGTACGTCAGTGACTACCGTGATAAACTGGTCACCCTCACGGTCACCGCGGTACTGAACGGCAACCAAGCTGTGGAAGAATCCATGCACCACCTGCTGTCAACCATAGAGGAATCCGAGTGGGACGAGATGTTCCGTATCTGCAATCAGTGGGTCCACGACATGCACACATTCTACAGTCAGGGTAACACGGCTTACATCGATCGGTTGGCTGGCCACATGCAAGACCTTGAGTTACTGACAGCCGCCGACGAGTTACGGGCAAACCAGGTTACCCATGCCAAAACCGAGATCCACACCTACATGGGCACCGCGGGCAACACCCGGTTTACCATGCCGGGCATCGGTACCCTCGTGGACCGAAACGGCACCCCGGCATACTATCGTGAAAAGGCAGGTGCCAGATGATGACTGACTGGGAAACCCTCAGTGAGGTTAAACACATACCACCCGAGCAGTGGGAAAGTCTCGGCATCACCGGAGAGCCACCAGAAGAAGGTGTCCAGTGGGCGGACGAAGCCATACCGGTAATGTCACTTTTTCTCGAAGACCGTCCACGGAAATGCAAACTCTGCGGTAAATCGTATACCGGTACACGCTCATCCAGATACTGTTCACCCGGTTGCCAGGTGCAGGCGATCGCAAGACGAGTAGCGGAAACCGCCACGGCCTACATCTGTCTGCACTGCGGTAAAGCCTTTTTGCCCACCCAACGTAAGCGTACCGGGTTTTGCAGTCGACCATGCTACGTAGGGTATCGGAATAACGGCGACGCAGCTTGGAATACCCCGGTAAAGGCGAGCGTAAAGGAGTAACCCATGTCACAAGTGAAAAGAATCCACATACATCTCCGGATCACCATAAACTACCCGTACAACAACACACACAAAACCTTGAGGGATATCGGATTCACCTACAGCCAAATAGACACCATTATGGAACGCTCGACCACTATGCTGTTTCGCGACATGTCAACGGCAACCATGTGGGATATGTATGTGCTCCCAACACCCAAGGAGTTACACGTACTGGCCGAAAACCGCAACACTTGCACCGATAAACTGATCCCATCGTTGATTTGCGCTAAATAAGTAATGGCGAAACCAGGAGGTGACCCATGCCAACGGAAAACAACCCTGTCAACCGCACAGTCTGCGGACGCTGTGGCCAAGTCTATACCATGACTGGCGACTACCGGCATAACGTGTCACGCCTATGTCATACGTGCTGGCGTGATGCGCCCTACGTGCAAGTGGCCAGTTCAACAGAAAAGGGGGAACAAGATGAGGTGTATTCATACAGCAACGTCAACAACAACAACGAAGACATGGAGTATGTAGGCGAAAAGATCACCGTCAAAATGCACAGCAGGTCATCATCTGTCGCTATTGGTGGACATGATGGGGTCCATGAGCAACACGCATTTATCAACATGTCAGGGCGCGAAATGTGCAAGATGGCAAACGCTATCCTGGCAAAGTATACCACCAAGAAGACCCGCGATGACTGATACACGAGAGAGTGCATACGCAGAAGCCTTTAATCACCACTACCTGGTGTCGTTGCTTGCGCTGTCTGCTGAATCTATGGCAGATGATCTCAAGAGGGGTGGGTATCCGCAGGATGAAATCGACTGTGAGCGAGACCTTGCAAAAGAGGCTAGAGAATGGTGCGCGATAAACAATCCCAAAGACTTCGAGAGGGGATCATACGGACGATGCCGTGATATCATGGATGAGGCGCGCATAGAAGAAGGAGACCCGCGATGAGTGAGCAGGTATACGCGACAACAGAAGAGGCGACGGAGCGGATCATCGAGATATTCCGTGCTGTCGTGGAGGACGCAAACATGGCGGGCCACCTGGTTCGTGAAGGTGAAGAACTGCTTGCCGTCATAGATGGGCAAGAGGGGCAAAGTGATACTGATGAGTGAGGTATACGCGAAGCAGACGGCAACGGCGGTGCAGTGGGGCGACGGGGTTGAACACACCCTTGTGTATCGACCTAGGTTCACCACCATCGAGATAAAGGCGGTCCTGTCAAGCCGTGGCCTCGATATTGATATGGACGGTGTCGGTGTAATCCCCAGTCGTATAATTTTTCACGCGACTGTAATCGTTCCGGGTGACTGGATCATCACAGAAGACGACACAGGCGAAGTGTCGGTCCTCACCGACGAAGCCTACCGCGAGTCGAAGTGGAGCACCACGCCACCGGTGGATAGGGAGTTGTTCGCAGAGGCGATAGAGTTGTTGAAACAAACATGCGTCGTGCTTGACCCCGGATCAGTGAGGTGGGCGATACAGCGGACACTGAAGAAGCTGGAAGCCACGGACAACGACACAGGGGACAAAGGGTGATTAAGGAATGGACATATGAAAGGATAGCTAAACTTTCATGCAGTGAATGCTCAAACCGCGGGAGCTACCTACTCGAAGTAACAAGCCCAGAGGGAGCTACCTCTGTCGGGCACGCCAGATGCCATACATGTGGCAGTAGAAACAGAGTCGTAGTGGAAGTATTCAACGATGAACCGAGGCCATACAAAAGCTCACCAACTGCCATTTTTGACAAATCTGTCCATACGTGGGAACGTGATGGGATGACTGCCTGGGTCGTGCAAAGGAAAAACGCACCATCAAACAATCCAGAGATTAGAGAGTTGTCCACAATGTGGCGGTCTTTGCCAACATATATGAATGGGTATGTGTGGGTTCCGTGGATTCCAGAAGACCGTGGTAATTACCCCACAACTGATGATATCGAGGCATATGGTGGGGTGACTTATGTCGAATCGTGGGTTGAACGTGGCGGTGTCGTGTTCGGTTGGGATGGCAACCACTCATGGGATCATGACCACAGAACACACTGGACAAACGATAAAGCTGTAAGCGAGACTAACGATATGGTGGACAGCATACTGCGGGCATTCCCAGCCCCAACCAACGACACAGGAGGCGAAGGATGAACGAAGCGTTTCATGACGGTATTAGCAAACTGAGCGCGTGCGATGCCCGTCTATTCGCACTCATGTTCCTGGTTGTGGCTCTTATAGTAGTCTGTAATATGATTGTTGATGTAGTGTCAAAGATATACGAGTAACGCAGGAGATACAGGATGATTACCAAACGCAGACTACCATTCGTAATCTGGATCAAAGCAATTCCCGGTCTATTTGAATTGAGACACATCAAGTCAGGCGATCCAGATGGAGGATGGGTGCCACCTATCATCCGTTACGTGAACAAAGAGACCGGTATGGTGTTCTTTGAGTGCGACAGATGTGGGGAAACTGGAGCTACACCCATCGAATTAAAGCATACAGACGGATGTAACGGCAAGGATACTCGATACGGATGCGCGACGTGGACCCTGATCTATCCTGAAGAAAATCACCGATGTCAGAAGCATATGCGAGAACTGTATCGACGTGATATCGATGGATTTGACAATCCAGGTATGCGACCGATCGAACAGGACGAGCGAGATGAACTCAAAAGGAGGTACGAAGAAGAAATAAGTAGTTGACATATCTTACCTTATCGGTCCTAACACAACAGGAGATACGAGATGAGATACATAGAAGCACCGAACACCACAGGGCCAGATGTGGCGATGAAGGTATTCCTTGCAGGTGGTATCACAGGGTGCCCTGACTGGCAGAGCGACGTAGTCAGATACTTAGAGGATGTAGACGTGACAGTCTTCAACCCAAGGCGCGAAGACTTCCCTATCGGTGACCCGAACGCGGCGATGGATCAAATAAAGTGGGAACATGACCATCTGAGGAAAGCAGATGCGATCCTGTTCTGGTTCCCGTGTGAGACCTTGTGTCCTATTGTGCTATATGAACTCGGTGCGTGGTCGATGACAACCAAGCCTCTAATCATCGGGTGCCACCCTGATTACAAGCGCATACAGGATGTAAATATTCAGACGATGCTCGCAAGGCCACGCACCCTGGTTCATCGTGGACTCGATAACCTGAAAGATGCAATTCGCGGATACTGTTTAGGCAAATACGAACTAGATTGAAAGGACCAATGAGATGAAAATGATGTGGTTGGCCCGAACGTTCTACGGTATTGCCATGACCATATTATTCTGTGGTTTTGCGAACGTAGCGTGGAAGACGTTCATGTGTGCATTGGCTGAACTTGTCACAAGCATAGATGCACCAACGTTCCCGCCCGGAAAGGAAAAAGCTGCATGGATACTCATGTGGATTGTGGCAGTTAGTGTGCCTCTGTTTATCGCCTACGCGGTAGACCTCACTCGCGGGTGTGATATCAAATACAACAACGGTGGAGACGTTAAGGATAACCCGAAACACTTGGGTTGACGTAATACTAGTATCGGTCCTAACACAACAGGAGATACGAGATGATACAGGTTTACCAGATTGCATTCGACATGCCGACTGAACCGGCAATGCCCATGGAGCTCGTGTTTGGCAAGACTACGCTAGCTCGCGACTCGGCGGGTACATACCGTGCCATCGGTGACACTGGCACATTCAACTACTACTCTGTCAAGTCTGAATTTTGCGGGCAAACCTCGTGGCGCAACTGGACTGTGCAGTGGCAAAACAACGACAAAGGCAGTCAACCAGTGTGCGCCAAGGAGGTGGCGAAAGCATTACGCGATCACCTCATCGCGCAGTTCAACAGCGATACCGTAGAGAACCTACCAGTAGGAGACTACCCGAGATGAGAAACAAAGCTTGCGCCACAATCTACCTACTGTCCGCCTGTTTTTGCTTCTACGGTGCTATCAGCTTGCTATTCGGTGGCATGCCACTGATGGAGAATATTGGCATAATAGCCGTTGGTGTACTACTACTTGGCATTGGATCGATTGTGGAAAAGTGACCGGAGACCGGTCATCCGATCTGGGTGACTGGAAATAATACACGAAAGGGATTATGACCATGGCAAGAAAAAGCAGAATCATCAACGCGGACGCGATCGAGGGGTTGGCGAAATTACCTGACAACTCGGTACACTGCGTCATCACCAGCCCGCCCTACTGGGGGTTGCGTGATTATCAAACCACTGGCCAGATCGGGTTGGAGTCAACGCCTGACGAGTACGTTGCCCGCATGGTTGGCGTGTTCCGCGAGGTGCGTCGGGTGTTGCGTGACGATGGCGTGTGCTGGTTGAATCTCGGCGATAGCTACGCCGCTGCTCGTGGTGGGACTTACATGCCAGCCGAAACATTGGCAGGTGGTGAGCATGGGAAAACATCCGATGGCGAGACCGTAAACAGAGGCCGTCACAATGGGCGGTCACCAAGTCGTGACGCGCATTCATTCGGGTTGAAGCACAAAGACCTCGTGGGTATCCCGTGGCGTGTGGCGTTCGCATTACAGGCCGACGGCTGGTGGTTACGTCGTGACGTGATCTGGGCAAAAGGCATGTCGGATAACCCTGACTACGTCGGATCATGTATGCCGGAAAGCGTCAACGGTTTTCGATGGGAACGCCACCAGGTTACCGTTTCCGGCGAGCGTATCGAGTGTAACGGGTGCGAAAAGTGCAACCCGAACGACGGCTGGGTATTGAAACGTGGATCTTGGCGGCCTACCACGTCACACGAGTACCTGTTCATGCTGACGAAATCTGAGTGGTATATCTGCGATCAGGAAGCGGTTAGAGAAGTCGGTGTGTTCCCTGCAGGGACTATCGCAGCCAAAGGATCAGGTAACCGGCAGGGAAACCGTCGCGGTGCCGATTACGCCACCTATTCGGGTACCAGGAATCGGCGTTCCGTCTGGGCTATACAGACTAAGCCTTACAAAGCTGCACACTTCGCCACCTTCCCAGAAAAATTGGCCAAGACGTGTTTGTTGGCCGGTACTTCATCTGGTGGGTGCTGCACCGTTTGCGGTACCCCGTTCATACGAATGCTGGAAAAGACACGGACTTTCGAGTCTGGCAGTGGCAAAGCTGGCAACCTACCCGATGGAAAAAACGGCGAAAACTTGCAGGGTGGTGGCGAAACGCGGGACATCCGACGCGGACCGTGCGTCACATCAACGACCGTTGGCTGGAAACCCATTTGCGACTGCGTACCCGCGAACCCGGTACCGTGCACCGTACTGGACCCATTCGCCGGATCTGGCACTGTCGGCGTTGTGGCGAAACTGACAAATCGCCGGTTCATCGGTATCGATATAAACCAAGCCTATTGCCAGTTGTCCAGATCGCGAATACACGATACACAGGTTACCAGTTGACCGGGTGACGGTTTACCGTGTGACCAACCCCCCGTATCCGTTCACAGTGGCCCCTGGAGGGACCGGTTGGTATACCAGTAGGGTAGCCAACTTACCGGCTCTCTGGGGGTGGTTTTTTCAATATTTTTCAAAAATGGTGCATTTGAGGAAGTCTGCCCCCCTACCCCCGTTTTCATAACTTCAATATGACGTTCTTTTTAAGTTGATCAACTTAGTCCACAATCTCCCCTGGCCACGACTGATAAGCGTTCTTATGTCAACTCAACGCCCTGTAGGTGGGCGTTATGTCTTTGTTGAGACTCAGTCTCAATTACTTAGTGTCCATGATACACTAAGTCCCCGTGACCGGTTGGTTTGCCCAATCTACTTGCCTATTTGGCCAAATGGCCAAGCGTTTTCCATCTGGTATCCACTGTCTCATTATGAGACACCCGGTGTACTGAATGGAACATGTAACGTTGTGAAAAACTACCGTTACGGATGCACTTTACCCCCTTAAAAGCCGTATACTTAGAGGTAGAAGATACTAACGAAACACAGGCACACACCAACGGGACACACCATGAAAATCACCAACCGGAAAGCCATACCCAAGATATACACAGCCTACGTCCGTATTGACGAGGTAGGGGCAGATACGGCGTACCGTGCATTACGCGCTATGTGTATCGACGTTGACATAGCCCGTACAATCTCCAGGCGTAAAGCGTTGCCCTTCCCACTCAGTACGTTATGTGATGCTGCGTATCCTATTACGGAACGTGAGTTAGTCATGTTTGCACGACAGGGCATATTCCCCCGGTTCAACATTACACGCTTTGCACGCCCCACTCCGGAAGCTATCGAAGCAACCAACACGCACACGTTGGGCGATACGTCCCCCGACTGGATTAGTGACGGGCTATCCCGTTCATTGCGTCGGATGTTTCCATACTTCCCACACTTCACATACGGGATGCACACCACGGTCAAAGCATTACGTGAGCGTATGGTAAATACCGCGCACGACAGACACGACGCGGATATGGACACCGACCCGGTAGCACACACCGTCAACTTTTGACCTGCTCCAACTTCGGGGGTCTACGGACTCTCGGAGCCGGATCAGATACACACACACAAAACGAGGACACCATGAAGCAAGTAACGATCGCACACAGCGGCTTCCACGGGTCACACACCGCGACGATCCGCCCGCGTCAGGCCGTAGACCTTGGGGATGATCAGCGGGACATACCCGCGTACATCGTATCGCGTCGGGTGGGTGAACGGCTGAATCGCCTCGCATGTGGGATCGCTGACTGTACCTGCTCATCTGTTTGGGCAACGCCGTGGAGTGATGTACTTGGGGCGTATGCCCCGTGGGACGACGATTATACCGAGATGGTAGTATCTGCGTAACGGAAGCAATCGCCAACTGCGCGAAACTATATCCACACCGCCAAAGGGGTAACCAATGCCTATCACAACCGCGAACCTCCAGTCATGCGCCGACAGCTTACGCCTCGGTGTCCAGATACGGAACCGACCCGAACCCGGTATACCAGTTGACCGCGATGAACGCCGGCAACGAAACGAACGCAGAGAACGCCGACGACAGTGGACTAGCTGGCTTTACGGGGGGTGCGCATCATGAACAATAATCCATTACATGGACTTAGGCACTCATACACTGGATACGTAGAAGTCAACAGGCTGAGTTATCACTTCCCGTGTTCTTCATGCGATACCTCGACACTTCGCAGAGTACTGAACCGCAAGGAGATAGACGGGTATGGTATCCCGGTGACTGAGCGCGAAGCAATAGAGGCGATACGGGCGAATATCACGTTTGTACGTTTACGGGGCCCGGCGATAACCTCGAACATGGTTGTTTACCGTAAAAACATCGTTGGATTCCAAAACGGGGCATACTTCTATCCTTACGGGATCCATACAACCCAGTTGCGTAACATGGGTAAAAAAGGGGTACAGCATGAATGACGTAGACATAGATCAGTCATACGCTCGGACATATCCCGGTACGTATCAACACAAGATGTGCGACTGTTGCGGTACTGAGTGCGGTATCGATCATCCGGTTCTGATAGATCAGGTGTATCAGATAGACGTAGAAGGCCGTATCCGGTACCGTTGTGCCGCGTGCGACATGATCGCAAAAACAGGGGCTACAATATGACTACTAAAACGTACACATGCAGTCTATGCGACCATGACAATCTACCGGAGAATACGCCGTTAGACGTTGACGGCGAACCGGTGTGTGAAACATGCAGGGAAGATAACCCGTACTGGATGCTTGGCAGTGACTTCGACGACGAACACGGGGAACCGTTCGGGTTGTACCTGGCGAACATAGGGGAAAAGCCAACTTACATAGCTAATATACAGACTCACTACGAAGCATTCATCGACGCGTACCGTGGTACATGGGATACCGTCAAGGCATACGCAGAGGATTACATTGACGGCTGCTATGATCTGGAAAAGATGATGGGAAACCTTTCATTTTACTTCGATTACGACGCCTTCGCCCGTGACTTGGAATTGGGTGGCGATATCTGGTCTGAACGCGGTGAATCAGGACAGCTTCACATCTTCGATAACCATTGACACACACGGGGCGCGACATGACTGAATGGATATATACCACACTTCCAGACTGGATACTCGATATCGAAGAGAGGAAACGCAGTTGTTTATACCATCTGCGCAAAGAGTGGGAGCAGCACGGTATAGACGTTGATGCAATTTTCACACGGGAGCGCGTTGGATGGGTAAAAACGACTGAATGGCTGGATGGGCGTTGTACTATCGGTCTCAGATTGATACTGACAGCAAAAGAGGAAGAGCAGTGGTCTACCGGCTCGACAGAACCGGCCTTGATAATAACAGGCTGACACACACACGGGGGTGGTTCCCCCGTTCGGCACCTGGTAGCACGGGTGCCAAACAAGGGAACCGGTCATAAACACACACAACAGGGGACATCATGAACGTAGCAATCGAAAAAGCGGATATACTGGACGCGCTGGAAACAGTCGGAAAAGTGACACCAACAAGGGGGTACCTACCTATCTTGCAGTGTGTCCTGTTGCAGGCAAACGGGCAGGGTATACGCATTTCCTCCTCTGACCTGGAAACCGTCATACATTGCGATGTTCCGGGTCACGCGCACGAATCCGGCTCAGTACTGTTCAACTTAAAAGCAGCGCGGAACATACTCAAAGCGGTAGATGATGGTATACGGGTCACTATTCGCACCGACGTGAACAACTCCGAACGGCTTACACTCTCAGAAGAAGGTACCGAGTACACTCTCAATACCATGCCCGTTGGAGATTTTCCAACCCTACCGGATGCGGGTACTTTCGCGCATGATTTTGAGTGCGTGGAACTTACCAATATGTTACGCGATACCCTGTACGCAGCATCTCAAGGCGATATGGTACGTCCAGTATTAGACGCGGTATGTGTGCGACGTGGGCATGATTGTACCCGTGTTATTGCGACCGATGGCCACCGGCTTGTATCCCAATGGGATAATTCCGAACGCCTACCCTTCGAAGCCACCGATGACACCAATGGAACAGTACAACTACTTATACCATCTAACACGGTTAAAGTGACCTTGGGTATCCTCAAAAAATGCACCATTTCTCAGATCCGGTACAACGCAGAGGCGAAAGCAGGGGAAGAACGCGGACGTATTGCACTCTACGGAGAAACGCCTAAGCAGGGCCTGCAATGGCATATCATCGCACGTACTACGGATGGTACGTACCCTGACATCGAAAGCGTAACACCTGGAGAATCAGAACCCCCTGACGCTGTGATACGTGTTGACCGGGATGCGCTTGTAAAAGCAGCTAAGAAAATGTACACGGTCGCGAGTAGCCAAAATCACCAGATACGTGCAGAGGTAGGGGAGACCAACGGCCTAACACTGACAGTCCGCAACCGAGAAACGGGATCAGAAGCAACAGCGTTAGTACCCGCCGAAAACGTGAGCGGTACAGGGGCAAAAGCCGGTTACAACGCCGATTACCTGATCGAATCTTTGAAATACTTGCCCACCGGCTGGGTACGTATGGAGATACGCTCAGTAAGTGCGGCAATATTGACACCCGAAGTACAGCCAAACGGACGCGATACGTTCACGTTGGTAATGCCTCTTCGTATGACAGATTGAGCATGGCCAAACAGTAAAGCCGTCCAAACCGGGGACACATTACGTGTCCCCGTTTCGGATTACTTGACCATAGGGGACACACAACAGGGGACATCATGAAACCCGAATCACACCGGACCGAGAACCTTGACCGCTCATGGCTGGAAAATCGCCACTTGCGGTTGTCGAAAATGGAGCGCGATTATCAACTAGCCCGGGGCTGTTTGGCCATGTGCGTGTTCGTGGTGCTGTTCTTTTTCGCCTGTATCGCGGTCTACGGTAGCATGTGACCGATTCCGGGTATGGGGGTCGATACCGTACTCGGCTTCTTTTTGGCCCGACTGCTTACCTATCGCTCGGTATACGGCTGCCAAAACCCACTTTGTTGATCAACTTTGTCATGAATCAGATTGTATGCATTGTGGATCAACTTTGTCATGAATCCCGTGGCTGTGAATCTGGTTCTCTGTTTGGCTGAGAGTTTCGAGAGTTTCGAGAGTTTCGAGAGTTTTAGGTGGAAAAGTTTGGGCAAAGTTTGCCCACCCAGTGGGAGTTTGGCGGGTTTGCTATGGTAAAGTCGGCAACTTAACACCGTTACGACCTTGACCGTTACTGTGGGCCGCCTTACCTTCTTCAATGTCAAGACTGGCTAGGTGATAAACCCGGCTGACCTTGGCAACCTGTGCGGCGCAGTTCAGGCATACTTCGTTGATTGAAAAAATGCCTGAGCATCTCTTTCCCACGGGTTTTACATACCGATTGAAAATGAGACTCGGCGCAGCAGGTAGATACTTCGTATGGACCAACAGGTCGGTGGTTCGACCCCACCCATGATGACGAAAGTCAGCGTGTAGCTCAGTTGGTAGAGCAGTTGGATTGTAAGCCTACTTGCGATCAATTCCAGTTTCATCAATTTAGGGCCCGAGCGAAGTGGATGGTTACTTCAATTACCACAAAGAAACCTTTCGCGAACAATTCTCGGGCCCTTTTCATTTCCCCCTACAACGGAGGCGGCATGGCATCGATCAATCGAGTCAAACCAAAAGGTGACCGGATCACCACCCATGAGGGCGCACCTGCCACCACGGGAACCCCGTATCAGGAACTCAAACGCGCCGTCATGGCGACTATGCTGTTCGAACCCACGTACTATGAAAAATCCAGTGACCGTGCCCAGCGTATCATCGAGTTGTGTAAGATTGTGGAACCGGCAAAGTTGCGGGACATTGCGATCGAAGGTAGGACTGAGATGTACGTGCGACATGCACCCCTACTGGTCGCCGCCTGTCTTGCTGCGTTCCACCCCAAGTCTACGTTGATCCGGTCTACAGTGTGTGACACCATACAACGCGCCGATGAACTGTCGGAGATCGCCCTACTGTATAACTTCGTCATTGGCGGATCGGTGAAGTTGAAACTCTCGCGGCAGATGAATGCGTTTCACAAGTTCGATGCCTACCAGTTGGGTAAGTATAATCGTAAGAGCACCGCCAAGGTGACGCTGAAAGACATCATGTGCCTTACGCATCCGAAACCGATCACGGGTGACGAGCGTGAAACTTACCGGGGGTTGAAAACTGGCACCCTCAGTCCACCGGATACCTGGGAAGTGGCCTTGTCTTCTGGTGCCGATAAGCGCGAAACGTTCACCCGTCTGTTGATCGAGGGTAAGCTGGGCTACATGGCACTGCTGCGTAACCTGCGTAACATGGAACAGGCCGAGGTGGATACCAGTCTGGTGGTGTCTGCACTGACTGACAGTATCGCTGCCAGCATATCCAAAGTGTTGCCGTTTCGTTTCATTCCGGCATTTCTGAATGTGAAAAACGTCGAGATACGCAAAGCTCTGCTGACCGTGTTTCAATCGGCGTTGGCCAATACCACGAGTCTCGATGGCATGACGTATATCATGGTCGACGTGAGCGCATCGATGTCGCCGCCACATGATTACTACAGTAGGGGCAATGAGCCATTCGAGGGGCGTGAAGCTTACAATGGCCGAGGTGTATCCGCTAAACCGTATGACCGGGCAATCGCACTGGCTGAGGCCATTCGTGCCAGTTGCACCGGCGGTGTCCGATTGTTTGCCTTCTCGGCTCAATTTGGAGAGGTGGCTATCTCACCGGATTCCAACTTCATGTCAGTATGGGAAACCACGGCGAAGACAGTTCCCAACGGTGCTACATACCTGATGCCAGGTGTCGATGCGTTGAACCGGGTAATGGTAAACGCGGGCACCTACCGGTTGACGGCCAGCACTACCCGGATGATCGTGCTCACAGATGAGCAGGCTAGTGACGTAGGTCAGATGTCGCCACCGATGGCTGACTACGGGTATGTCATCAACGTCAACGGTTACCAGCCTACGGTGGCCAATGAGGCTACCGGCTGGCACAGTATCACCGGATGGTCCGATAAGATCGTGGACTACATCATGAAGTTTGAGTCCGAGTGACCAGTTTACCAATGAGGTACCCGAGCCATGTTATCAACTATTTTGACCCTCGCCACGTTTGTGAAGAAAGCCGTAGCCGGTAAGAAAACCATCGCCACGTCAGTCGGTCTACTTGGCCTCAGTGGAGCGGTAGCAACTGATACCGTCAAGATCGACGACCCTTACGCACAGGCCGCCGGTATAATTCTCGTTGCCCTTTCGTTCATCTTCGCCCGTCTCGGGGCAAAGAAGGAAGGCCGTGACCTGTGGGACGCGATCGCTGAAGGTATCCGGCCAAGATAGCGTTAACCAGTTCAATGATTGCCAGTAGCTTCGGCATAGGGTATGTCGGGGGTAACCCGAGGGTTCGATTCTTGCACCGGCACACTCAGTTTACACCCGGTAACCAGTAGGAGTTCACCTTGCCCGCACCGAGAATGAAACAATGCCGTGAATCCGGTATCGGATGCGGTGAACTGAAACCTGTGTCAGAGTTCAGCCTGGATACCAACACACTGGATGGCTACTCGGCTTACTGTAAATCGTGCCTGAATGCCTACCGACGAAGTAGATACACACCCAGTCTGGATACACGGAAGCAGGAGCATAACCGGGTCTTGGCGTTTATCCGCTGTAGTAAGTGTGGTGAGATCAAAGTCAGGGGCGACTTCTACTCTGACCGCAGGGGAAAGTTCGGTGTGCGCGGGGTGTGTAAAGAGTGTCACCGGGATCTGCGACGTAAGCATGATCAGCAGAAACGCCGTCGTAACATGGAACGCCAACAAGCCAAGGGGTAGGGGCATGTCAGTTACCAGTAGTCGTCGGACCATGGTCATTATGAAAACCACGGATGCCGTAGAACTTTTCGGTCGTCGGTTTACCGAGGCTGACCACTCCCTTGTCAGTGAAAACAACGGGTCAGTCCAGTTGAAACTGAAACGTGGCAACCTCGATAAGCTGATTCGCAGTAAGGTCACCTATGCCATCGTGGACTGAAGTGGGAAACGCGGAACGTCTGATCGACCGATTTGGCGACAAGATCCGCTTTTGCAGAGATCAACGCACCTGGTACTGCTGGGACGGTCTACACTGGGTCGAAGACATCGGCGGATCCAATGATCGTCCTGGGCCCATGATGACTCAGCATGCGATCGAAACCTCCCTCGCCATCATCGATGAGAAGGTTTCCGATGAGTTGGAAGAGGGTTTGATGAAGTGGCAGAAAGCCTCACTGAATACCGGCAAGATCGACGCGATGATACGGTTGGCACAGTCACAAGGCAACGTAGGCATACCGTTGGCTGACCTGGATAGCCAGTTGGACCATGTCAACTGCCGTAACGGGTCCGTCAACCTGGAGACCGGTAAACTCGCACCGCACCTTCCGGCAAACCTGCATACCAAATGCCTTGACGTAGAGTTTAAGGCTGGGCAGGTATCGGACATCTGGTCTACGTTTCTCCGGCAAGTTTTTGACGACGACACCGAACTGATCGAGTTTGTCGAACAAGCCATCGGCTACAGCATGTCTGCCAGGACATCGGAACAGTGTCTGTTTTTTCTCTACGGGGCCGGGCAAAATGGTAAATCTGTCTTCATTCACACGCTCAAATCCATACTCTCGGGGCGTAATTCTAATGACGGCTATGCAGTTACCGCCGGTCCCACCGTCTTACTGTCTACCGGTGCCACATCAGAGCAGAAGTACGACCTGTCACGTCTCCGGGGTGCTCGCCTGCTGTCAGCTACGGAAAATAAAGAAGGCCGCGAGTGGAATGAAGAAACCGTGAAACGTATTACGGGTGAAGACTTCATTACCGCACGGGAAATGTATAAGCCCCAGTTCGAATTCCGACCCATCTGCAAGATATGGTTTTCCAGTAATCACCGACCGATTGTCCGTGGCATCGACCACGCCATCTGGCGACGCATCCGACTGATCCCGTTTAACCGAATCTTCTCCGGTAAGGCACGTGATCCAGAGTTGGGGCGTAAACTGATGGAAGACCGGGATGCAATCTTCTCACAGATGGTAGCCGGGGCACAGAGATGGTATCAGGACGGCTTGCATACCCCTTTGAGTATCCAAACAGCAGTTGACAGTTACCGGCACGACATGGACCCGCTGAGTGACTTTCTGGCCACACGGGTCAAGTTCGCCCCGAACGCCAAGGTAAAGATCGCCGATTTGTACAATCGGTACCTGGCTTACTGTAAGCGGGAAACGGAAATCCCGATCCCGAAGCGTGACATGATCAAAAGACTTATTGCAAATCCCTCCGTTACCAGATGCAACGTTGGAAGGGATAAGGGGCTGAGAGGAATCTTGCCAGTAGAGTTTGCAGATTCAAGTATGGAAGGGTAAGGGTATACAGGGGGTCTATAGTATATAAGTATATATTTATAGTATATTTATAGTAAAATAAGTAGTATATATATATAAAAAGGAGACCGAGGAGACCGAGGAGACCGAAGAGAAAAGTGATACTTTACTAACCGTCTACCACCAAAAGGGAGTTGATACCGATGAGACTGAGGAGACCGACAATCCAGAAAGTGTGGGTAGGTTTTCCCCTAGGGTTTTTATTTGACCCCAGTTTCGGTCTCCTCGGTCGCACTTTCTTCACAAACTGCTGTGAGGTCAGGCAGTTACAACGAAAAGCAAAAAGTAGTGTTCGGTCGCAAACGTTGTGAAAAGTGACGTTAAGGGGGGTGAAACCGTTGCGAAAGTGGTCGTTACCGTTCCGAAAGTGTATGTTACGTGTTGTGAATTTACACGCTATTTGATCAACGCACCTGACCAAGCCCTACCGAGTCTGACGAGACCGGGAAAATCGACCAGTTAGGTTGAAATTCCACAAATCCCCATCCACAGGGCGTGGATACCGGGGAGACCGAGGAGACCGAAGTTTCAAAAAGGAAACGAAAATGGGTATCAAGTTTGCCAATTCGAACTACGAAGACATGCCCGAAGGTGGAGTTCAGGTTTTTGACGACGTTGACGTAAAAGTGGTCGACGCATGGTTTGCACTCAGGGAAGGCTTCGACAAAAGTAAGCCAGCCGCGCCACACATGTTCTTGTCTCTTGTCCCGGTGGAAAACCAGGACGTAGACCCGTCGAATCAGTGGTTTTCTGCTGGTAATCCGGATTTCTGGAAACCGACAGACGGTCAGCAGGTTTTTGAGGCTGTGGACCAGCGTGGGACCGGGTTGGCTGCGGTCGGTTCCCAAGAGGCAATTTCCCGCACATCCAATGTGGGTAAACTGATCAAGTCTTTCGTTGATGCTGGTTACGGTGCTACGTCTGGTATCTGTGTGGACTGTACTGAACTGGTGGGGTTGGAATTCCACATCATCCAGAAGGCAACTGGTGACTCGTGGACCAACGCCAAGGGTGAATCCGTGAAATCCAAGGATACCTTGTGTGATAAGATCATCAACATGCCCGGTGACGCGAGTGAACCGGCGACACCTGCCAAGGCTGAGAAGCCGAAGCGTAGGCGAACAAAGAAAGCTGCACCGGTAGAGATCGATGCCAGTGCGGTAGAGAACCTTGCCGAGGGTGCGATCACTGAAGCGTTGAAGGCAGCCGGTGAAGAAGGTGTGGTAGGCAGTGCGTTGAGTGGTATGGTTCAGGCGAAGGGTGTGAGTGAGGGTTTGCCGCCGAACGTAACGATGGCAGCGATGGAGATGGCGACCACTGCAGAGTTTCTGCAGAAGGGTGTCGACAGTAAGTGGTGGGTCGTTGAAGACGGCATCTATTTCTCGGAGTAGGCAATGACGGCTGAAGAACTACATGAGGATTTTCCCTGGCAAGATTCAGGGCCTCCTCGAGGTGAAGGTTTGCATGTGTCCGACTTGATACGTGCATACGCGATCCGGTTCAAACTTCTGCCCGGCGACATTGTGAAGGAACCGGGGGTGGCTCGACCTGAGCTGCCCCTGGAACTTCGGGCCCGGTTTACCACTGGGTTTCTCTGGGAAGAGGCTTTGGAGTATGCGTTTGGTAGACGTATGGCGGCACGACCGGCAGAGATCGAGTATATGGGTATCTTGGCATCGCCCGACGGGTTGAAGTATGAAGATGGTGCCTGGGTGCTAGAGGAGTACAAGTCAACCTGGGGTTCGCCGAAGAAAGACCCGGAGTTGAGTTGGCTTTACATGGCGCAGGTGAAGGCATACACCTACATGCTGCGGAAGATCGGTTACGATGTCCAGTCGACCGTGATGCGAATACTCTATCTGAAAGAGGGCGCGCCGTGGCGGTGGAATGATGTACCGCCAGAAGATCCGCCCGTGCCATATCGGGTGCGGCGACTCACGTTCGAAGATGCGGAGTTGGAAATGCTGTGGAATATGCTGCTTGGAGAAGGGAAGGCAAGAGGTTGGCTATGATGACAGAGATACCGGTGGAAGGTGAGAATCGCCGACTGCATCAGTTGAATGGCGATATGAAAGTGACCATTGGCTATATGGCATTTTCAATGAACAAAACAGACAGAGAAGCAGTATGGCATACAAATGCCCAAGCTTGTGAAGTGGTAAAATGTGCAGACAAAGAAGCAGTATGGTACACAGATACGCAAGCTGATGAAGTGGTAAAATGCACAGAGACGGGTTGGGTAGCGCAAGCTTGGACATGGAAAGACGAGAGCAAACACATAGTGCTTGTGTTCACCGGAGACTGGACCAAGGGGGCGGTGACTGATATGTGTAACCGATTACACGCGAGAGGGAAAATGTAATGAATTACTTGGCAGAGTTGGCGGCTATTCACGAAAACACCAAGACGCTGACACCAGCAGAGACCGCCAAAGTGTACGAGATGCTAATGCAATTGAACACCGACGGATTAACTCGTTCAGCTGCAATAGAAGTGCCACATATAAGCTATGTGGTTGAAGTGGTACCGGGTGTAGACACAGCTTACCTATCTGGTAAAGAGGACTGGGGTAATGCGTTGGTGATATACCGGTGGGTAGACGGTAACCCAATGCTTTTGGATTTCTTGTGGTGTCATCAGGACTACACGATGCACAATGCAAAAGCAGGAGGTAAGGTATAGATGGCCGGTATCACGAAAATGAATGCGGTAGTGATGAGACCTAGCAGGTTGACCGTTTGCACTGAGGGCAGAGAGAAGTCTGGCAAGTCTAAGTTTGCCCTTTCGGCACCTGGACCCATTTTGTATATAGAGAGCGATTCGAGTTACATCGGTCCCTTATCCGATACGGTGGAAACCGGCAAGAAAGTAGAGCATTTGCATTTCGAATACGATGCTGGTGATAAAGCCGGGTCGTCCGCTATCTGGGATGAATTACACGATGAGGTATTGTCGACGATCGGCAAAGATCCGATCAGCGGGAAATGGCAAAAGAACCACACCCCGGCTTTCCGCACCATTGTATTCGACACGGCTACTGAACTGTATAACCTGTCGCGTGCTCGGCGCGGTGTTGCCCAAGGTGGTATGCCACAGGCATACGGTGCGGTATACGCCGACATGAACGTCATCACCCGAGCATTGTCGGACCCGAGAAACGACAAAGTCAATGCGATCTTCATTCACCGGGTGAAGCGCGAGTTCAAAATGGGCGTTGCCCAAGAGAAAAGCAGTTGGTTCGGTAACTATGAACGGTCCGGCTACCGCGATCTACCCAGTGAGGTACAGGTCAATCTGAAGCACATGTATCGACCTGGGGCCATGGGTGATTCGGGTGAGTTCATCACCACAGTCTTGTCATCCGGAGTCAACCATAAGACCTATGAGATGGAATTCGAGGGTATGATGTCGAACTTTCTGTCCCTGGTCATGGCGACGTACCCAAAGGCAAACCTGAAAGAATGGGGATTTTGAAATGATCTACCGGCAGACGATCTACAGTAATCAGTGGGTCATTTCACTGGATCAGAATTCCGATGGGAAGCCGCGAAAGTTCTCAGCCACCTGCAAGAATAAAGATTACGAGTATCCCGAGGTGAAGGGTGCGGTCAAGAATGGTCAGGATACCATCAGGGTTATCCAAGAGGCCATCATGGCAGCAGTAGAGAAGCTGAGGGAAACTTGATAGACGTGGATGACAGGATTGGGAGCAAGGAATTGTTCCCCCTGTTTCCAAACGGGACAGCAAGGTTACGGCGATTTGATTATGGTGACATGTCTTTCGTTGGAAATGGACCCCAAGGTATGCCATACCGGATTGGCATTGAGCGTAAACGGATTACGGATATGCTATCATCCATGGCGAGTAACCGGTTACAGGGGCACCAGTTGAAAGTGGCTACCAGAATGTGTCACCGGGTCTACCTGGTGATCGAGGGTGTGTGGAAGTGCTCAGACTCCGGGTTCATTCAGCATTACTACCGGGGTGGTTGGCATAATATCAGTCTCGGAAACCGGGAATTTCTCTACTCAGAGCTACTCGGTTATCTGCAGACGATTCGGGAATTCTTCGGCACCTCAGTAATACAGACCGGTAGCCCGAATGAGACCGTAAGGGCCGTCATCAACTTGCACGGTTGGTGGGTGAGTAAACGGTATGACGAGCATAAATCACATCTCGCGAAGCATATACCAGTAGCACTGGCAAACCCGAGTCTGGTCTTTCGGATGGCGGTAGAGTTGCCTGGTGTCGGTATTAAACGGGCAGTAGAAGTGGACAAAACATTTGACTCAGTGCTTGAGATGGTGAACGGAGACGTTGATACATGGGCAGCAATAGAAGGAGTCGGCAAGGTGACAGCGAAGAAGTGCGTAAACGCACTACAAGGGAAAAGTATTCAGAATACATGAATTCTGCCCATTGGAAGACAATTCGGAAAGTGGCTTTAGATCTGGCCAATCATCGGTGTGCTTTATGTGCAGCAACAGAAAATCTCGAAGTACACCACAATAGGTACCGTGGTTGGTATCAAGAGCGTATTTACGATTTAACAGTACTGTGTCACGATTGCCATATGATGATTACGCCTGCGGTGAAACAGAAACACCAGGAAGCAAAGGATAGAGGATGTCCGGTTACACCATACCGAAAGGACACTACGCAATAGACGTGCAGGTGATCCGAGGTTTGCTGGCCTTATGGATAACCAGTTACGCTGTTGAATACCCGAAACGTAACAGCAACTTGGCTGTGTTTGCTTTGGAATCCGGTATGTCGCTAGACGTGGTGAACAAGATGGCCTCGAGTGAGCAACGGAAAATGGGAATTTCGGTCTGCCAGATGGCGGAGTTTTTTGGCCTGCATCCGGCTCAACTGATGGCTGGTTATGAGAAACGGAGACAGGGTCTTATGTATCGTGGGAAAAAAGCGCAAAGCGTCACGCTGTTGTCCAGCAGGTTAACGTCGTTGCGGGGTATCCTCACACCGACCAAGTTCAACGGGGTACTGATGGAGTTTGAATTCACCGACCCCGGCGTATCCGGCTGGCATCCGCTCGCGTCTTTGGCAGCGTCACGCGGCGGGGTAACCGATCTCTGTAAAGCAATGGAGCAGATGACGGCGTTGGAAGACGCAGAGGGGGCGTAATGGCAGTTTACGGCTACGGTCCACTGCCTGCGGATCTGATGATCGTCGGAGATGTGCCAAGCATGGAAGACGTGGCGACCGGTAGGCCATTTTCAGGCGGTCCCGGCCACGAGTTGACTAATTACCTGGTTGCCCACAAGATTGACCGTGACACAGCCTACCTTACCAATCTGGTGAAAGAGAAATCGGCCAAGAAGGGCAAACCCACGATAACGGAGATCGAAGAGTGGGCACCCACGTTGGAAGAAGAGCTACGGGTGTGCGAACCCCTGGTCATCGCAGCCGTAGGTAGGGTTGCTATCCAGTGGTTTCTCAAGTCGCCCAAGGCCAATGTGGAAGACGTACACGGTATCCCGTTTCAGTTAGACGTGGACGGGCCGATCATTGTGCCATGCTATGACCCTGCCGGTGGTATGAAGGTTACCAGTAACATGATGCACATTATGGATGACTTCTACGTGGTCAGTCAGGCATTACAGGGTAAAGTGAAACCTCGGACATCTGTAATGCCGGTAGAGCGTGAACGCGACTACCGATTGGCAACCAGTCCGAATGATCTCTGGGACATGGGTTTCGGTGATGCGGCGGTGATCGGTTGCGATACTGAGTGGACCGATAAGGAAACCTGGTGTTACTCGCTGAGTTGTGAACCGAATACTGGTCTGGTGGTTCGGGTTGGCTCCGGCGGTAACCCCAAGGTAGTCAAGGCCATGAATCAGATACTGAATGCCGATGACGTGGAGGTGGTGTTTCACCATGCCTTGGCCGACTTGCCGAAACTGGATGCGGATAACGTCAGACCCAAGGCTATCCGTGACACGATTATCCAGTCGTACCTGCTCGGTCGCTACCCACAAGCGTTGAAAAGCCTCGCCTACCGGTTACTCGGTGAACGGATGCTGTCATACAGTGACATGGTCGGGCCTTACAGCCGAGGTAAAGAGTTGGCCTACCTGCAACAGGTAGCGGTTACCGAGTGGGATCAACCAGCAGCTTATCCGGTACGCAATGCGACCAATGGGAAGTTGAAAATTCGCACACCCGCCAAACCTGATAAGCGGGCACAGCGGATATTGAACGACATGGAAAAGAAAGGCGACGAGGTAGATCTACGCCACCGATGGGGTCTGGTAGCACCGGAAGACGGGCGGTCCATGGTAGAGTCAGCCATTGGATCGATGCCGTTAGCTTGGATCGATGATGTTCCCGAGGAACTGGCAATACCCTACGCTGCCAGAGATGCTGACGTGACACTCAGGGTGTTCAATGTCTTGTCTGAACAGATCGAGACCGAAGGGTTGGCGGAAATCGAACAGGTAGACACCGCGACTCTTCGAATGATATCGGATATGCAAACCCGTGGAATCAAGGTAGATCGGGAACATTTCAAGTCACTGGACAGGCAGTTCAACGGTAAACTGTTTTCGTTTACACAGCAGTTGGACCAGTGTACTGGCTACCATGTCAACCCTGGATCTGGACCGCAGGTGGTAAAAGCTATGGTCAACGAGGGAAAGGTTCCCATGGACGGGGTGATATCGGTCACCTCGGATAAGCTGGAACTGTGGGGGCAGCATTCTGAGATCGCAAAATCCGTAAGTGAATGTCGGAAATTCGGTAAACTACTGTCCACTTACGTAAATCTGCCTGACGTGGCAGACATGGATGACCGGATACACACTTCGTTCAACATTACCAGAACGGAAACTGGCCGTCTATCGTCATCTCGACCCAATCTTCAGAACATTCCCCAGAAGACTGATGAAGGCCAAGAGATCAGGTCTGGCTTTGTCCCGTCGGAAGGTTGCACCTTTTTGTCGATCGATTACTCGCAGATCGAGTTGCGCGTGGGTGCTCACATATCTGGTGACGAAAACATGCTATCAGCCTATCGGAATGGTGAAGACCTTCATACCTACACTGCCAGTCGTGTATTCGGCATTCCAGCCGAGGACGTGCACCCGAAGAAACACCGGTACCCGTGCAAAACGATGAATTTTCAAATCTTCTACGGTGCTACGGCATACGGGTTGAAGAAAAGCATGGATGAAGAGGGGTTGGACTGGTCTGAAGACGACTGTGAGTCATTTCGAAAAGAGTGGTTCAAGCTCTACCCTGGTGTGGCCAGGTGGATCGAAACGATCAGGGGGTTTGCTAGACGGAAGGGTTTCGTGGTCGACATGTTTGGTCGTCGCCGTTGGATACCAGAGGTGTTCAGTGTTCACGATCGGATTGTCAACGCCGGTCTACGTCAAGCGACTAACATGCCGATTCAGTCTTCTGCTCAAGGTGTGTTGAAAATTGCCATGGATAAGGTGACACCGTTTTACCTGAACCAGTTATCCCATGGGGTTACCCTTTGGCCATTGATCCAGATACACGATGAGCTCTTGTTTGAAGTGGGTAAAGTTAACTTGGATTCGATTGTAAATCCACTGAAGTTCATAATGGAAAACGCGGTGCAACTGGATGTCCCGATCGAGTGTGACGTGGAGGTAGCAATGACATGGCGCGATCTAAAGGCGTATTCGCCCCCGACGTAGATCAGGGTGGGCAGGTACATGAGTATCCGCAATATCCGAAGATGATGATATCGATGCTCGAACGGGCATCGTTTTCACAAGGGTGGCTCTGCTGGCTACGCGGAGGCTACATAACGGATAATCCTGAACCTGGGTTTATCAACGGCAGGGTAAACCAGTATCATGGTATCTGGGCAACTGGGTACGAAGCGGCCAAAAAAGTGAATCCTGGAATCACCAGGATGAAGCGCAAACGGAAAGAAGGGTAACATGGCGAAGAAGAAACCGGTCAAGTTGTTCAGTGATCTACCGGTCACACGGAAGACAAAAAGACTCGCAGTGGCATTCGAGAAACGTGATCGGGCAAACGCGCTGAAGGAAGAGGCCGATGCGTTGGTTGAACAGGCGAATGCGATCGCTGCACCGATTCTGGCAGAGTTGGACACCTCGGTGCTGTTACCAGGTTCCGGTACACTGTCGCACATCCCTGAGACTATGGCACCATCATTCAACCGTGGTCTACTCCGAGACCATCTAACCGGAAACTTGGGACTGTCACCACAGGACGTGGAAGATGCGTTCACTGCCGCATCACCTGAAAAGGAGAGGGCAGAAAGTGTCCGATACAACCCAGAAAAGTAAACCCGCCAAGCCCCAAGGTCGACCCAAGGGCGCAAGAAACATCCAACCGGCTGTGAAAAAAAGGGGCCGACCGCCGGGCACGCGGAAAAAACCACTGGGTAAAGCGAAGGATCTGCAAAATGAGGGCACGGATGAACAAGTCCGTGCCTTCGAAACGTGGTATAGTCTCGGGCAGCCGAATATGCCTGACTTGGCCGTCCACCTGCTAGAACCCGGTTTCAATGAAGAAGACATAAACCGAGCCGCCGCCAAGATGCGGGCATGGTTGGCCGATTTCCAATGGGAGCGTGAAGCCGAACAGCGCGATTACGAGTTCAAGAAGAAAGCCATCGAATCCAGTGACATGGATTTACTTCGCCGTCAGAATGAACGCATCACCGGTATGGATCAGAAGATCGAAGCGATCGAGGAGTCGTTTCTCCAGGCATACAAGGTTAAAATGGTCAATGGTGAACCCAAGTTAGAGTTGAAGTTCGAGATTTCATCAGTAGAAGATCTTGCGAAACTCGGCATGGTCCACGAGAAGTTCATGAAGACCCAGACAGCCCTACTGTCATCCATTAAACGGGATGAGTCCGATGAGGCATTCCAAGAGTTGATGCAGTACCCGCAAGAAGAGCGGACACAGCTTTTCCATGCTGCACGTAAAGCATCACAGGGTCAGGCCGGGTTTGAAATAGAGGATGCCAAGTGACACCAGAAGAAAAGGTGGACGCAGTTCACACTTGTGTAGACATGGCCGGTCCCAAGATGATTCAGCACTACTTGTCGAAAGGTAAAAATGCGTTCAAATGCCAAGCAGACGTGATGGAGTATGTTTCAGCTTTCCGCGAACCTGTCATCGGTACCAAGAAAATCTGTAACCAGCCCGACCATTGCCCACAGAGTGACGTGTTTGTCGATATCCTAACCGGAAAACAGAATTACACCATCACATGGGCAAACCGTGGATCTTCAAAAACTTACGGTGCCGGACTGATCATCTTCACCAAGTCCAACCTGTTCAAAAAAATGCAAACCAACATTCTCGGCGCGAGTGAACAGCAGTCAAAGTTGGCGTATGCGGCAATGGATGGCTTTTGGGACATCACCGGTTTACGCGACAAGGTGCTGGTGAAAGATCCCGAGGTGCACCGGACACAATGGAAAAACGGCTCCCAGGTAAACATCCTCACAGCATCCATGAAAGCGGTACGTGGACCACACCCGCAGTCGTTGCATCTGGATGAACTGGATGAGATGGAAGACGCGATATATCAGTCGGCGTTATCACAACCGCAGGCAAACTACGGTATACCAGCATCCATCCATATTTGGAGTACCAACCATCAAGCAGTAGGCCTCATGGATGCTGCCATCGAGATGGCGAAGAAAAACCAACTGTACAAGCTGTACAAGTACTGCATCTGGGAATGTATCGCGTCATGCGTCGGTGTGTATGAGTGTTCCACATGCCCGTTGTCATCGATATGCCCCGGTCCACAAGTCAAAGGGGCAGACGGCTACTATCAACCAGCCGACCTTTCAGCCAAACTGCTAACCTTGTCATTCGAAGTATTTCAACGGGAGTGGTTGTGCATCAAGGTAGGTTTCGGCGACACGGTGTACGAAGACCAGTATGACCCGGAGAAACATATTCTGCGTGAATACCCGGTGAACTATGAGCGTCCCGTCTACCTATCGATTGACTGGGGTGGAGATGCACCGTTTTCGGTCGGGGTGTGGCAAAATGACCCCGAGTTGGACATGTGGGTCCGCGTAGATGAAGTGTTCAAAGCCAAAACATCCAATACTGTCATTATGGAAATGGCAAGAGAACGACGTTGGTGGAAACTGATCAAAGGGGTGGTAGCTGACCCGGCCAGACCAGATCTGTTTACCGACTGGGGCCACGCCGGTATTGAAATGACCCGGGCGAATAATGCCTACGATGAAGGCTTGGATGCGGTAAAGAACGCCTTGGCTCCGATGAAAGGCCCACCCAAGATCGGGTTCAGCAGCAGGTGTCAAAACGTCATTCGGGAATTCAGTACCTATAAGTCCCGTGACGGTAAACCATTGAAGAAAGATGACCATTGTATGGATGAAGTACGCTACTTTACCATGTGGAAGGTCGCAGACAACGACGGAGACGACTTCTTTGGCACATCCAATGCCAACGTGATGCCAAGTTGACATAAGCGGTTGCTGGTGAGTATCCTCTGGTCACACGGAGGATACCGTTCATGGATATGTCAACACGCCTACGATCTACATTAGACACGGTTAGCGGTTTTCTACGTATGTCAGCATTCCACATGGCTGATGCGGTAACTGATACCGATTCCGACTCCGATAAAAACCCCCAGTACACCAACACCTACAAAACGTATGCCAAAGCCACTCAGGCGCTGTCCGATCGGTATAATGGTATTGCAGACTTCGGCAACCTGTTGATCGGTAACCTGGTAGACGTGCGCGCCGCTTTCACTACCGGCGAGGGTATCGCGATACGCGAAAAAATCCCCGGTACCGCTGAAGACGAGTTACAGTATATTCTTGAGTTTGCCGAATTCGATGATCTCGATGAGAGTGTAAAGACGTGGGCGCGGGAAACTGAAATAGAAGGTCAGTTCTTCGCCGTCATACTTGATCCGGATACCAGTAACCCATACCCGCGTGTTCGAATGATGCCATGGTTGGTGTTCAAATACGAAGTTACGGCTGACGCTGGTGATTACGAAAACGCCACTTCGGTAAAGTACTACTCTGACGGTAATAGCAATGCGTCAACCACGATTGGCACTGGTTCCAACATCGTAACCGTGTACCCGCCGAACTTCGTATTCCAAGGTTTCTCCAACCGGGTCGCGTTACCATCACAACCACAGCAGTCGAAACTTGCACATGTTCTCGGTATGCTGGACAAGATGGAGCAGACGCTGAATGATTGGCGATCGATCATTAACCTGTCCGCCAGTCCCACCCCATTTTTCCACGCTGACACGCCCGAGGCTGCCAAGAAAATAAAAACCGCTATCGACGGTGGTAACTGGACCTTCGGTAAAGCGATCGTCAGTACCGGTGATTTCAGTATGGTATCGGCTGACCTCAGTGGTCTCGAAGGTGCGCGCCAACTGGTAGAGACCTACGTCAAAGAGATATCTGGCACCTGTGGTGTCCCGGTTCACTTCCTTGGTTACCCCGACTTGATGTCCAACCGGTCTACCGCTGAAAATCTCATGGAGTCCGTCACTGCTGCCACGGTCTACGAGCGGATAATCTGGCAAGGTATCATGGAAACATTGTTTTCCCGTGTACTGACGATAGCCAACGAAACGCGGCCAGAGGATAAACAGTTCAACACCGAAGCTATCACGGCTGACTTCCCGCAGGTATCCAAGCAAAAGCTTGAGCAGCTTGTCGACGTTTACGGGCAACTGAAGCAAATGGGACTCATGTCCAAACAGACTGCGATTCGCATGATACCAGGGATCGATCCCAAGGTAGAGATGGCGTTGATCAAAGAAGAGATGGAAGCTGAACAAGCCCTACTGCTTACGATGGAACCGGATTCACAACTGCCCAATGGCGCGGTTGAGGGAGAATAGATATGGCGACCCTGACATTGACCACGTTCATTCAGCGAGTAGCAGCACGAAAACCCACCACGTTGACCGGTGTGGCCACGGTGACACAGATTTCCACACCACTGCACCCGGGTAACTATCTGAGTGCTGGTGACACGGTAGATCTTGGCGACAACTATCTGGTTGAAGATATCCTTACCAGCGATGCGATACTCAATGCTATCTCAGCCGCAACGATCATAGCCACCGATACCGGTACACTGGATATCCAGTCGGCATCTCGTAATACGGTGACTTCTGCGGCCAACATCAAGTCGGCCATTGTGACTGGTGCCACTGCGGTAACCGGGTTTTCCGGCACGGCAAGATCGCTACTGTTTCACTGCACATCAGCTTGCTACGTGTTGTTTGCCGCTACTGGAGACGTAGCAGACACTGACTTCTTGCTCCCAGCCAACCAGGTAATAGAAATCCCTGTTTCTGGTGTCGATAGGATTTCACAAAAACGCGAATCTGCCGACGGTCAGATGTACATTATGGAGTTGGAGTAGCCGTATGCCGGGTTTAGGTCTGGGCACAAGACTAACCAAAGCCGGTGGTAATGGAGCGACCACCACACCCATCACGTCATTCTGGGCGTTAAACTTCGACGGTGATGACTACGCAATATCAACGGGTGCAGTGTCAGCGTTGTCAGGTAAGACGACTGGCTCGATGGCTGTGTGGGCGGACATCATAACAGGTGCGGTCGAGTGTATCCCATTAAGTCTTGCGGCGACGACATCGAGCAGCACGACAATTATGATCCGTAATTTTTATCGGGGCATCATAGTCTACTGCATTGTAGACGGCGCAACCCAATGGAAATGGACGGGAACAAGTCAGGTATCGGTAGACACATGGCATCACATTGCAATATCACACAACGGTACCACTCCGTCGTTCTTCATCGACTGCGTGCCTGATACAGGTGTATTCGATGATTCAACTAACCTCACCGCGTGGTGGAAGGACGTAGTAGACGATGCAACGGTCAAGGCTAACGCAGTCTCTATTGGTTCAGGATGGGCGAATGGTTCAATCTCAAACCCGAATAAGGGTGAAGTCGCACAGGTAATATTCTCATCTGACGTGTGGGACTCTGCCGACGTGTGCCGCATCGGTCTCAAGAAAGACCTCCAAGACGAGAACCCGCTGGTGTACTACCCGATGCTGCCAGGAAGTGGTCAGATATGCAATGATAAATCAGGTAATGGCTTTAATGCTCAACTTGGTAGCACTTCTGGAAGTGATACAAACGATCCAACCTGGGTAGGTCCATATACTGGCATCGGTGCCAGTGGCCCAACGTAACACGGGAAGTCTGGTATGAAACTCTGGCATAAAAACAGTAAAACGGCAAGCTGGGAAACCATCTATTACAACGCAGCATCTGAATTGCTCGCGCAGGTTTCGGATTTGACACTCGGTATCCCAGCAGTTTACCAGAAACCGGATGGTCAGTTGATGGCGGTGTACACCCATGACTTCTCAGCTATCCCTCTGGGTAAAATCAAAATGAGCGAAAAGCATGAGTTTTTGGGCCTTGGTTTTGCCACGGGTATACCAAACGACTGGAAACGTGTAGAGGAACAGGTAGATGCTTAAAGTTATACGTCTACAGGCAGTGCATGCATCCATGGATCAAGCTGAGATTGAAACCATCATGGACGCGGTTACCATTGCGGAGATCAAAAAGACTGACTCGAACCCGATGATCAAGGCTTACTCGGTAGGCCACGAAGGCATCGCTGACGGGTCGTTTAAAGCGGAAAAAGGTGAGAGTTATGTCAAATCCGCCATGCTCTACATGAAAGGGTTGATTTACGAGATCGCGGCCAAGATGAAGCCGAAAACCCCAGTCTTTTTTCAGCATTCTACCAAGGCAAACGAGAAGCGGATACAGGTAGGCCAAGTGGTCGGTACCGGGGTAATCGAAAAAGAAGGCAAGGAACACGCGGTCGCCGCAGTTCACATCTTACCAGCCCACAT